AATACCACAAGAGATTAAAGAAAGATATAAAGATGTTTGGGAGATATCACAAAAAACATTATTGGAATTATCTGCGATTAGAAATAAGTTCGTTGATCAATCACAATCATTAAATGTATATCACGCCGATGCTAAATATTCTAAAATATCAAGTGCGTTAATGTACGCGTGGAAAACTGGTTTAAAGTCTGGTGTATATTATACCAGAACCAAATCAAAAATAGAAAACAATTCAAAATTATCGAGTGGTAGTTCCAACGAAGTACAAAAAAAACCAGAAAATACCCAATTTGAATGCTTTGGATGTTCAAGTTAATAAAAAAAGCCACCTTTTTGGTGGCTTTTTCTTTACAATAAAATATTATTTCTTACTATTTATGAATAAAATAAAACCATGAATATTAGGAAGAATACATACGGAATTAATTTCCCATTTGATGATAGTGATAGTGGTGATTTTTTACGTTTAACTGAAATACCTGAGCGTGAGATTAAATCAAATTTAGTACATTTATTATTAACTAGAAAGGGTAGTCGTTATTATTTACCAGATTTTGGATCTAATTTATATCAATATGTATTTGAACCATTAGATGATATTGTTATTGGTAAGATTGAAGATGAAATTAATGATGCGGTTGAAAAATATATACCAAATCTAAAAATAAATAAAATAACGATTGAAACGTTTTACGATAATATTCAATTTATTAATGATCAAAAACAACAACACACCATAAAAATAAAGATTGATTATGTAATAACTAGTCGTACTTTTCAATCACCAGATACAGTAACTTTAGTATTATAAAATGGCAAAACAAATTAATTACAGTAAAAGAGATTTTGCTTCATTAAAAAATGAGCAAATTAATTATATAAAACAATATTATCCAGGATTGGTGCAAAATTTTAATGATGCATCAATACTATCTGTTTTTTTAGATTTAAATGCCGCGATTGCGGATAATTTACATTTTCATATAGACAGAGCATTACAAGAAACGGTTTTAGATTACGCTCAGGAAAGACAATCATTATTTAATATTGCTAAAACATATGGCTTAAAATTACCTAGTAGATCATCTAGTATTGCTGTTTGTGAATTTAGTGTTCAAGTACCCGTTAGAGGTGACGCTGAAGATGCTAAATATTTACCAATACTATATGCTGGATCACAATTTTTATCAGGTGAAAATTCATTTGAATTATTGTATGATATTGATTTTGCATCTAATTTTAATATTTCTGGTAAAGTTGACAGAACAAAGGTACCAATATTCATCAATGGGGTTTTAACATCATACAGAATAACTAAAACAGGTATTGTTATAGCTGGTGCTACCAGAATATATACACAAAAAATAACAAATACAAAATCTTTTTATCAAATTACATTACCTGAAAATAATGTACTATCAATTGAGTCTATTATACATAAAAATGGTACAACATTCCAAACAGCACCAACAATATCTGAATTTAATTCAGATATAAATAAATGGTATGAGGTACAATCACTAGCCGAAGACAGTGTTTTTATTGAAGATAGATTAACACCTCCAGTTAATGGCATTTACCGTGGTAATTATATAAAAACCGATAGGAGATTTATAAGAGAATATACACCAAATGGTTTTTGTACATTGACTTTTGGTTCAATGACGAACCAAGGTTTGGATATTTTAGATGATTTTGTTGATGCTGGTAGTTTTGATTTAAAAAGTTTCCTAAATAACAATAGTTTAGGTTTTGCCCCAATAGCTAATACCACAATGTATATCAAATATAGAATTGGTGGTGGTGCCGACACTAACGTTGGTATCAACACTATTGATACCGTTGGTCAGGTTTCTTTTAAAATTAATGGGTCTGATGAACAAATAAACTCTATTGTTAGAAATTCATTAACCGTTTTAAACGTTACACCAGCTATTGGTGGTGGCGATCAACCATCAATCGAGGAATTAAGAAATTATATTTCATATAATTTTGCAGCACAAAATAGAGCTGTAACATTACAAGATTATAAAGCTATTGTCCTAGGTATGCCAGCAAAATTTGGTGTACCATCTAAAACTAGTGTATCACAAATACAAAATAAAATTAATGTTTCGGTACTATCAACAGATACTGATGGTAATTTAACAAATACTGTAACAACAACAGTATTGGAAAACATTGCAAATTATTTATCAAGATATAGAATGATAAATGATTACGTTATTGTTAGACCAGCCGATGTTATCAATATTGGTTTTGAAATTTCTGTATTAGTTGATTCTGGTTCACAAATTAGTTCAGTTGCAAATATAGTATCAACGGTTACGGATGAATTTAATAGAGAAATAACAGATTTAGGTCAGAGTTATTTAGTTGGTAATCTAATTAAAAAACTATCACAAATTGATGGTATATTGAGTATTAATTACATTAAAGCATTTAATAAGGTAGGTGGTAATTATTCTACGAGTAAATTAAGTGATGATTTATTGCTTAATTTAAACACAAATGAAATTGATTTAACAACTGGGGCTATTAAAGTAACAAACGATCAAATATTACAAATAAAATCACCTGAAATTGATATTGTTGTAATACCAACAACCCAAAATTTATCAATATTATAATATGGATGAAAGAAACATAAGAATTCCTATTGATTTAAATAGTGATGACAAAGTTATTAATGTTAAATTAGATCAGGAGTTTGATAATTTAGAAATTCTTAGTTTAAAAATTAGCAATAGTGAAACATATACAAGACAATGTTCTGATTACGGGGTTATTGTTGGTAGAGTTATGTTAAATAGTGGTTTCGGTGTCCAAAACGCAAAGGTAAATGTATTTATACCGATTACAGCTGAAGACTCAGATAGACCTGAAATTACCGAAATTTATCCTTTTGATAGTATTAACACGACATTTCCAAATGGCGTTAGATACAACTTATTACCAAGGGTTAGAAATACTAAAAATCAAAGCCACAGATCTGTTGGTAACTTTCCCGATCAAAGTGATTTTGCAAATTATCCACAATACGTTGAAGTAATGGATAAATATTATAAATACACTACTGTAACAAATGAATCTGGTGATTATATGATATTTGGTGTGCCGACAGGTCAGCATGATATTATAATGGACTTTGATTTATTTGACACAAATTCCTTTGAATTAACAGCTAATGATTTAGTAGAACAAATTTCACTAAATAATAGTGTTGAACAATTAACAACGTTATTAAATGCAAACGCGAATACAAACGAGGACATTGAAAATGTTGATAGGGTACCTGGATTTAAATATTTGGGTAACAATAACTATGAGATTGATGTTAAAACCAATTTGAATGAAATGCCAAATATTTTTCATCAGGTAAAACAAATAACAGTATCACCTTTCTGGGGTGATAATGATACTTGTGATGTTGGTATTACTAGATGTGATTTTAGAATTAATTATAATTATACACCAACAGCAATATTTTTTGGTTTTATACAAGCGCCGTCTAAACAATTTTATATAGAGGCTGATTATAATCCAATTGGTGTAACTGAAGTTATAGATGGTAAGGATAATACAACTGGATTATTCCCATTACAAAAACTTGAAGTTGTTGTATATCGTTTAGATGATAAATTAACACCAGGTAGTAGAAAGAGACTAGGTGTTTATACTGGATCATACTATAATGGTATTTTTAGAATTACCCTACCAATGTATAGTGATTATTATATTACGGATGAAACTGGTGAATTAGTATCAACAAATGAAACAACTTTAGGAATACCAACTAAAGGTTATTATGCATTTGAAATATATGATACGGATGATGGATTTACAAACAGGAGACAAGCGTATGGTAATAATGGCGCTGGTTTTTTTAATTATATAGTACCAGGTATTAGAATACCATCAACAACAACAGGTGACGCCTTTTTAGGTGGTTGGGAAGGTACATGGACAGGATTATTCGAATATGATATATTAAATCGAAAAAGAAAATATTATACGGTAAAAACAATTTATAAAAAACATAGTAACGATAATGTATTACTACCTGGTAACGTTGTTAATTGTTTTCCACAATTTAATCCATTAAAATCTAATCTATATTGGAACTTTCCCTTAAGTTATGATACCTTATCTGAAATTTCGGAACCGCAAATAATCGGCTCGATTTTGGTACCAAGATTTCAAATAACTAGTTTCCCGATTGAATTAGGTAAAGGTTCTTTTGCTGAAAATGGTGTCGGTATTACAACAGCTGTAAGATGTCTAAATGAGATTGATATTGACCCGTCCAAAACGTTTAATGTAAAAATTAATGATTACGAGAAATATTTAGGTATTGGTGTTAAACATGGTAATGGTTTAAACTTTGGGCCTGTATTTACTGAATTATTCACAGATGATGATTTTATTATTGCAGGTGGTACAAATATTTTTGGTGAGCAAGCTACGTGGAATTATGGTGATAACAGCACAACTACCTTTATACCATCATTATATGCATCATCATTAGCTAGAAAAAAAGGTTCGAATGCTAACGCCCAAAGTGTGCACAAAGCATTCAACCAAGTTGTAAATGATCAATACACATATGGTGTTTTTATAAATTCAGTTATTTTCGCAAATAAAGAACCACTAATGGAAATTTTAATATATGATATAACTGATGATTTACCTGATT